CGAGAGCTAAAACGAACCGCTGAGGCCTACAAGCGCGGTGAGTTCATCGACATCAAAGCCGTTTCAGCATCGAGGACCAAGCAAGGTGGCACCAAAAAGAAAACCACTAAGCGAGGCAACAAAGGCCGCTCTTAAAAAGAAGGCCGACAAGTCTCGGTTCACCTATGGGCAGCTGGCTGCGGTCTACCGTCGCGGCCAGGGCGCATACCTGTCGAGCGGCTCTCGGAACGTGTCGATGGCCGCCTGGGCCATGGGCCGGGTCAACAGCTTTGTTTCTGGCAAGGGTGGCGCACGAACGGCCGACGCTGACTTGCTCAAAAAGAAAAAGAAGAAGTGATGGCCAGCATTGAAAAGGGAGGCCACCGTTTTGAAGGCCTCAACAAGCCGATCATGACCCCCAACCACCCGAAGTACGCGGCGGCGGTTGTCACCAAGGTGGACGGCAAAGAAAAGCTGCTGAGGTTTGGCCTGCAGGGTGCAAAGCGTTTCCCCAAACGTGAGGGCGAAAGCAAAGCCGCTGCTGAAACCCGCAAAAATTGGAAAGCCCGGCACGCGCAAAACATAAAACGCGGGCCAAGCTCAAAGGCTTACTGGGCAAACCGTTTTCTCTGGTAGTAAATT